TATCGTGCAGAGCGTGCAGAGCATACCATGCCTAGGCGAAAGAGCGTAATCGTAGAGGGGGGCATACCATACCCAGCACACACCATATCTAGTAGGTCGAACATCGAACCCCCGCTACCTGTTGGATTTGTTCTGGGCGAGGAGAATAATCTCAATATGTCGTTCCGAGCAAGAAAGGGAGGGAGAGCGTGATATCTGGGACCCCCTCCCCCCCTATATTAGAGATAGAAAGAGAGCAGGAAAGGTTAACGGAGTTAACTCTTGCTATAAAGGCACGTAGGAAGCTAAGTGGGATGAGCAGTTACTCCCCGAATCCTAAGCAACTCATTGCCCATCAATCACTTGCGAAGACTGTGCTTTACTGCGGGGGTAACCGTGCTGGTAAGAGTACTTTTGGGGCGATGGAGATTGCGTATGCTATGACGAAGGAGTATCCCGAGTGGTATCCTCAGAGCAAGCGTTTGTATGGCCCGAGTCGTGGGGTAGTTTCGGGCACCTCTTTCGGGATAGTGATGCGGGTTATTGAGCCGAAGCTTACGAGTTTATTACCGAAGGGCAGTTACACGGTTAAAAAGACTGCTCAGGGGTTTCCTTCCCAATACAGGTTTAAAGACGGCTCCACGCTAGACGTAGTTACTCTAGAGATGGATTTAATGGCGTATCAGGGTGCGGACTGGGATATAGCGTGGTTAGACGAACCGCAGTCAAAGCCCAAGTATTTGGGCATAAAGCGGGGTCTTGTAGACAGGGGTGGAAGGATGATTATAACGTTTACCCCCTTAACTGAGCCCTGGATGAAGGAGGAGTTAGCTGATGTAGCGGACGGGAAGGCGGTTGACCTGATTACCGTGGACATTCGGGATAACATGAAAAGCACGAACGGGAACCAGATTTTGACTGAGGAGAACATCGCCGAGTTCGAGCGTGGGATGCCTGAGGAGTACCGTGAAACCATGCTCCACGGCAAGTTTTTCCATTTGAAGGGGGCAGTTTATAAGGAGTTTTGCGACGAGCACCTGAAAAATTTCGTTTATGATGAAAAAAGTCCAGTAATAGCGGTTTTAGACCCCCACGACAGGGTTCCTCACCACGTGATTTGGGCGTTTATAGACAGGGACGACGACGTTTACGTCGATTATGAGTGGTCTGGGCACGTCGAGCTTGACGATTTAGCAAAAATTATATGCGGAATCGAAAAGAAGCGTGGTTATAACATGAAACGCCGTTTAATCGACCCGAACTTCGGTCGGAAGCCCTCAAGCGTTGGAACCAATCTAACGGTGATGAAAGAATTAGCTCGCAACGGGTGCGGTTTTTTCGAAGCTAATGATAATATAGAGTTAGGGCACATGATGGTTCGAGATTACTTGCATTTCGACCGAAATAAGCCTATTGGCATTATAAATAAACCCAAATTATTTTTTTCTAGGGAACGTTGTCCTCAGACGATTCGCAGTATGAGAAATCTTCAGTACGAGGAATGGTCTGGAAAGACCGCTGAAGAAAAAGACCCTAAAGAAGTCGAAAAAGACAAGGAGAACCATGGAGCCGACTGCGTCAGATACCTCCTCATCGGGAGACCAAAGTATCCAAAGCAAGCCCCAAGTGCCGAGCTCTCAGAACCCCCTTACTAGCGAACAGGCGTCGCCTGTCAGGAAGAAGACTCATCAACTTCAGCCCGAGGAAGTGATGAAAATAGTGTTCTGGATTGCGACATTCGAGAAGGTTCCTCAAATCGTAAAGAACGTGCAAGAGCAGTTCGGTCTTACGATTCATCCAATGACGGTAGAATATTATAAGCGGAACCCCAAGTTCGAGAAAACCATCCGCCAAATCCGTGAGAAGTGGGGCAACGACTTGCTTCACTGTGAGCTCGCCACAAAACGCCGCCGTGTTCAGGAGCTTGAAAAGATTTATCACATGTCCCTGATGAAGAAGGAAATGAAGACCGCTCTTACCTCCTTATACCAGATTAAAACCGAAGTTGAGAAAGACCTCGCAAATCTCAGTATGAATCAATACAACATCAATATCTACAAGGATATGTCTGACGCCGAGCTTGAGCAAGAGAGACTGAAATCCTTGGAGCGATTAAAAATGCTAAAAGGGGATATCGTCCATGCCAGCCAAAAGCGAGAAACAACGAAGACTTATGATGTTAGCTCTGAACAACCCGTCGAAAGTGAGCCAAAAAAATCGAGGAGTCCTTTCGATGAGTAAAGAGCAACTAGGACATTATTCGCACATGAAGGGAATGGGCGGAGCTGGTGCTTCTCCCTGCAAATTCAAAAAACGTGAAGGGAGCATGTAATGGCTAACGAAGTAAGAACAGGGGTTGCAAACGCACTGGCTGACCAAGGAATTGACTACGTCCACTGGGAATGCCACAAAGGAAAAATTTTTCGTTTTGGTCTCAGGAACCAGCATTTTGCTGCCAATGCGACCATGAACATGGTTTTCACGACAGGGGCTAAAGAAGCCCACTTTCATCCGAGCGTTGAGGTGAATGGACCATCCCTTCAAAATCTTTACGAAGATGCAAATGTTAGTGCTGCTGGAACCTCTTTCACTATCGTGAATTTTAACAGGAACTTTGATACGTCGCCAGGATTAACGGCGTCTTATCTTGCCACCGCATCTGACGGAACAGAAATTTGGCAGTCAATGGTTGTCGGCGGAACAGCGGGTAGCGGTCAAGCGAGAGACGTTGTTGCTTTTGGCGGTGCTGCCGACCCTGGCGTAGAATTCATCTTAAAACCGAACACGGTCTATCGTGCACAGTTGGTGAACGCTGCACTGACTGAGCTGATGATTAACTTTCAGTGCTACTTCTACGAGGAGTAATTAAATGGCTAGAGAGCTAAAGGACGAAATGATGGGCGAGGAAGCCCCGATGGAAGAACCGATGGCTCCGCCTCCTCAAGAAGACGGAATTCAACTTCAGCTTCCTCCAGAAATTCAAGACACGATTCTCAATCTCGTAATCGAGGATTACAAGAGTGCGGAAGGCGATAAAGAGAACCGTGATTACGGGACAACCTCAAGAGGCGTAAAACTCACATTCGAGAAGTGGCGTAAAGAGTTAATTGATTTATATAATTCCGAGCGGGAGCCGAAGACCACGCCCTGGAAATTCTGCTCTAACAGGTCCTTGCGGATTGCGAAAGCGATTGTGGATATGCTTCACTCCCGCTTGTTTCCATCCCTCTCCAACGAAGAACTTCTAAAGTTCCGTGCGGAGAACGTAGCGAGCTATTCGAAGCTCGAGAGAATTCAAAAACTTACTTTTTGGTGGGAGTTCGTTCATTCCCGAATCCGCCAGTTCATTGACGACTGGTGCAAAATCGAAATCGCTATGGGGGACTGTATCACAGAGTCCTCGTGGGAAGCGAATCCCCGTGCGGACAGCACGACTCAAGCACAGCCCGTGGTCGGTCCTGACGGTCAACCCGTCATTGACCCGAACACAGGAAAACCTGCCGTGGTGAATTCGGTGGAGGTAAAACTTGACGAGAAAACAATTTCTAAGATTTATACAAGGGATAAGTTCTACTTGCAGAAAGGGTCAAAGGACATACACAGGGAAACCGTTATCTTGGAAGACGATTTTTTCTTCCGAGACATTGAAGAAGGTGAAGTTAAAGGTCAGTTCATAAACGCACAAGTCTTAAAAGAAAAACTTCCAGTAACCATAGACGGCATTGAATCAATGCCTCAAGAACAAGCGTTACAGTTACGTGACATCAAGGTGCGTAACTATCCAGTGAAGGTCTTAAAAGCCTACATCAACTTCGATGCGGACGGTGACGGCTTCGCTGAAGATATTCGGGTTTACATCAATGAGGAGTACCGTGTTTTCTTAGGTGCGGTTCCGATGACTAAAATCACAAAGTCAGGACGTCGCCCCATCAACTACACGAAGATTGATTCAAGGATTGAATGCATTGACGAGAACTTTGGATGCGGGGTTCTTGAGACGATTAAAGAGTTGGCTGAGGAAATCGACTCCCTCTTTAACCAGCTCTCGGACGCTAACACGCTCTCGATTATGATGCCTGGTTTCTACGACCCAGGAGGCGACCTTGATGCTCCAGCGTTATTCTTACAACCCAACAAAATCACGCCTCTGAGCGACCCTCAGCGTTCAATTTACTTTCCTACGATTAACGCTCCGATTGAAAAGATTATGGCTGCAATCCGTCTCGTGATTGAGTTCATCGAACGGTTGACCGCTGCTTCTTCTTACGTGATGGGAAAAGAATCTGAAATTGTTGGTGGAAGCGGTACCGCTACAAGAACGAATGCGATTATGTCTTCTGCGAACGAACGGTTTGCTCTCCCAGCTGAACGCCTTCGGGCGGGTCTTGCGAATATCGTTCGGCAACGCCTCGATATTCTCCAGTTAAATATTCCCCCTGGCCTCGAACAGAGGATTTTGGGAGATGATGGTTCGGTCATCTTCCAACCTAACGAGCTGTCCATGGAGGGTATCAGCGGAGAATTTGACGCTTATCTTCTTCCAGACCCCTCGTTTGGTTCTAAGGAAACAGAGCAACAAGTCTCACAGATGCTTTACTCGGTCCTGACACAGAATCCGATGGTTATGTCGAATCCTGCGAGCATGTATCGCCTGACGGCTGACCTTATCAAGTCGATGGGTAAGGACGCCAAAGAGTATCTTGGCCCAGAACCTGAGATGGATATGATTGACGACCCAGAAGTTGAGAACACGCTGATGATTCAGGGTGATTTTACGAAAGTTGTCGCACAGCTTCAGGAGAACCACCAAGTTCATATTCAGAAACATATGAATCTGCTCCAGTCCCCAGCCTTGGCTCAGATTCCTCCTCACTTGCTGGGAGAGATATCGCAGTTCGCTCAACAACACATCCAGCAACATATGCAAATGATGCAGATGATTATGCAAGCGATGCAGAAAGGTAAAGGAAAAGATGGCGGAGGACCAGAAGGAAATAATGCAAGAGACCGTGGACAGTTACAGGGACCTAATTCAGAACCAGGGATGGACCAAGTTTCAGGCCCACTTAATCAAGCTCTTAACACACAGAGAAGTGGTGAAGGCGGAGGCAATACGCAACCACAATTTTAACGCCGCTCTTTTGCAACAAGGATACATAGATGCTCTTAATTTCGTGATTGGCGAACCTACTAGAACCATTACCCGATTAACCAATCAAATCGGAGACCAGTAATACACTAAGGAGTTAGCAATGCCAAAACCGACGAAAGTCGAGACAGAAGAACCGATAGCAGAAGACGCTATTGAGACTAAACAACCACAACCAGCGACAGAGGTGGAGTTGGATGCGGAGACTGGGAAACCAGTTGAAGCAACTAAACCCCAAGCGGAACCTTCTGTATCAGCTGAGGAATTTCGTAAGATGCAAGCTCGTTATGAGTACCAGCAGAGGCAGTTTGAACGCACTCAGCGGGAACTTCGTGAAGAACTTCAGCATCTTAAATCCAATCCGCAGCCCGTGGTTAGTCCAACGGAGAGACCTGTATTGGATGGTGATATTTATGGGTTGAGCAAGGAAGAACTTAATCAGCTCGGTCAAAATGACTGGACGAAACCTGTTCAGATGATGGCTGAGAGGATTGCCGAGCGGAAGGCTAAGGAACAGATTAAAGCCTTCTACGAGGAGCAGACAAAACAGCAACAGGCACAACAAAAGCAATTAGCGACCCAACAGATACTTGAAAAAGAGAAACAATGGGTATTAGAGCAAGCACCGTCACTTAATGACGAAACGTCTGATGACTTCCGAGAGTTCTATGGAACTTATAATCGGATGATTTCTGAAGACCCGACGCTCATAGAAAATCCACGTTCTCCAAGACTCGTATACTGGGAATGGAAAGCTAGTCGTCCCACTGCGGAAACTCAGCGGGTTGACCCTGAAAAGGAAAGGCTTAAACGTGTCACGGCTGGTATTGCACCGCAAGGTCGTCCGAGCCCAGCACAAAAAACCATCAAGCTAACGCAGGAGGAATTGGACTTTTGCAATGAGAATGGTCTTTCTCCAGCGGCGTTCGCACAAACTAAAAATGCGAACCTGAAGGAAGGGGTGTCAGCATGATAAATCCATTGGATAATGAAGAGCAAAAAACCAAGAAGAAATATCACGCCCCTAAAGTAGAGGCAGAGGAATCGACTGATGTTAAACCTGAGAAGAACACTCCCGTCCAGGCGGAGACTGCAAAACCGCAGAACATCGTGATTCACTCGGAACTTGACGCTATGGTAATGGACAGGCTCAAGAGCCAGCCGCAAACTTTGGAAGCTATTGATTCGGAAGTGATTACAAAGAGGGACGAAACGAAGCATGCTTTATCGCTTCCTGACGAACTTCTTCCGTATACCAAGAAGTACGCATTTTGCTGGATTTTCAAGAGGAAACAGGCGATTGACGAAGCGATTGACCAGTTGCATTATAAGCTGACAAACCGCACCTATTTCCCTGACCTTCCAGACCACTGTTTTTCGGCTCGTAGCGTGATTGAGCGTGGGGACAATATCCTCATGTTCCGTCCGATAGCGATTGACAGAGAAATGCGTAAAGCTCCTGGCATCGAATCCACTGACCGCATCAAAGCCAGAACCTCCGCTCATGAGGGAGACCCGAATTACTACGTTCCCAAGCCAGAAGACGGCGAAAAGAACGTTGTGGGTGTTTAATTAACGTTCAAAGGAGTTTTTTATGGCAAATGATGACACAGCCTCAGCACGTGGCGGTCTATTGCCTGTTGATTTTCCTTTCGGGAATTTCCGAAAGAATTATTACAGGCTGACCACTTCTGCTACGGCATCAGTGTTTATTGGTATGCCGATGGATATGGACGCCAATGGTCAAGCTGCGATTGCTTCGGTAAGCACAGCGAACACCAAGTTTTTGGGTCCCGTCGTCGGGTTTGCTGAAGATGCTAATGGTAAGCCTTCGCTGCCGTCAGCTATGCTCGACATTTCCGTCGGTGCGTATCTGCCCGCAAACAAGAATGCTTATGTCTGCATCGCAGATGACCCGAACCAATTATTCACAATTCAAGAAGCAACTGGTGGAACAGCAATTACCACCGCCAACATCGGTTCTCAATGTCACATTACGTATGAACGTGCCACGTCTGGTAATACCACGACTGGGTATGCTTATGCGGAATTGTTTCCGACTGTTGCTGGAGCGACCAACGGAACTTCGGGTGCTCTGCAAATCGTTAAACTTGCAGACCAAACGAACTCTGACGGAAGCTGGAACACGCTTGGCGATTATGCTAAGTGGATTGTTCGTATTTCTAACCATCGTCTGGGCGGGCAGAACGTTGCCAGTTCATCCATTTAAAGGAGCACAACCATGAATAGGTCACAGTTTAATAAAGCTGTTGTTCCTGGGTTGTTCGCTTTTGCGGTGGACAGCTACAGGCGTAAAGAATCAGAATCAATCGGTAAAAAACTCTGTGGGGGCAAATACAGAAGCTCGAATCGGGCTTATGAGGATGCTGCCTACTTTGGCGGGTTAGGGTTCCCGCTCGCTAAGCCAGAAGGCAAAGAAATCAGTTATGATGACTTTGTCCAAGGTCCGACGAAAAGATGGAGTCACGTGACTTACGGTCTCGGCACTCGCATCACTGAGGAAATGATTGAGGATACGTTGTACGGGCAAATCCCGACCACGATGTCTTCTCAGTCAGCTGAACTCGGTGCGTCTTTCGGCGAACTGTTGGAACTTCTGACTCACGACATGATTAACAATGGTACTAACACGACCAACCATACGGCTGGTGACGGGCTCGCTCTTTTCAGCGGTTCCCACACTAACCTTCGTGGTGGGACGTGGTCGAACCTTCTTAGCCCCGCTGCTGACTTGTCGGCGACGTCTCTTCAGGCGTGTATCGACAACTTCACAACGACTAAGGATGACTCTGGCAAATACCAGATTATCAAGCCCAAATTGATTTTCGTGCACCCGAACAACGCATGGAAAGCATACGAGCTTCTTGAATCTGGCTATGACCCAGAAAGTGCCAACAACTCAATTAACTCCATCCGTAAATGGGGCTTGCAGCCTGTTGTCAGCCCGTACCTCACTGGTACGACTGCCTTCACGCTTTATGCGAACCCCGCTAACGCTGACGGTGGAATCATTGCGTTTATGCGTCGGAAATTGAAAGTCGCACAAGACAGTGATTTCGAGACAGGTGACTTGAAGTTTAAAGCCACGATGCGGTTCTCGATTGAGTGCAATAAACCGAACAACCTCTACCATTCGGCAGGGGCGTAACATTTAATAAGGTGCGGTGGGGGGACTTCGGTCCTCCCACAGTTCCTCAAGTCTCAGACCTGTAAAGGCTGGTATGAGCAAAGGAGAATAACATGGGCGTTACACGGTTCCCTTACGGAATCAGCACGATTAAGCCAGGTGAGTCTGCTTCTAATTTTACTTTAGAAGCGTCGGCGACACCTAGCGTTGCCAACGGGACTTTCTTCCTGACGGCTGCGTCCGCTATTACCATCACGAACTTCGCTGGTGGTGAAGTGGGTCAGATTATCTATGTATCATCCAACTCGGCTGGTGCAACGACTCTGGCGAATTCTTCGGGCGGTATCCGCACTTGGAGTGTTATCGGCACAGTTAGTGCTGATATCTGCAAGGTTACAACGGCTGGAAACTACCTGATGAAGGAAGAAGAAACCATGGCGTTTGTCTACACTGGAACAACCTGGACTGAAATCGGTGCAGGGGTCAGAGTTCCGTAATGGCAGAAACTAAAGGGATACCCATAAGGAAGAAGAAATATCTTCTCAGGGATTCCGACCGCTCAGGGTTCACCCACAGGAACGTAGAACTGTTCCTTGATAACGGGCACCTTGTCAGCGGTGACGAATACGATTCTCCTCCTCCGTCGAAAAAACTCTTTCCTGCGGAGGGGGAGATATCGCCAGGAAGCACCCGTGGAAATTACACGGACTACGGCGTCGACCCAAAGAACTACGCAACCCTTCAGGTTCTTAACACGGCTTCTCAAATCGGTCTTAATAGAAAAACAGATAACGCAGGGAATTATACTTATATTCAGAGCATGGTTTATGTGGCGGGCTCAAACGCAGCAACCGCACTCGCTTCTAACCCGCAGATTGTGGCGTCGAGTCACGGCGACAGGCTCACCGTTCAAGGGGCTGGCTCGGCGTTAACGCTTACGAACGGGAACGGGCTTAGTCTCAGAAGCGACGTCATCACACTTGAATCAGGAACTCTTGTTAACTTAGTTTATAACGCTACCGACGGTCTTTGGGTTGAAGGAAGCCGAGGTGAGACGTGGTAAGGAGTGCGAATTATCTCTCCATTAAGCGACCCACCTACCAAGCTGGAACGATACTTTGTGCTGCGAGTCCTACGTTCCCTTTAGCTGGCCTTGGTGAAGTTTGGACGATTGGGGAGGCTGGCTTTATAGGCGGCGTTTCAGGTCTGGCGGTCGTGGTGAGTGACTTCATCGTTGCGTTAGTGGACACCCCAGCAGGGGATTACGCTACGGTTGGCTCTAACTGGAACCTTACACAACCCGACCTTGATATGAGTGACCTTCAAGTTACTGGTAGCACTAATGTGACTGACCTTTACGTTAGCGGTTCAACGAAACTAAGCGGTGGTGTTATTTTTCTTCAAACTATGAGCGGAAACACTGTTTATGGGGACACCGTAAAAGCGTATTCTAAAATCCAAGCCGATAACCCCAACGGGGTTGTAGCAACTCCAAAAATATCATCGAATGCATTAGGCGGTGACGTTGACCTCACTCTTATGTGCGGTGCTCAGACAGACCGCTCGATTCGCTTTCAGCAGTACAACGGCTCAAGTTTTGTTGACGTAGCACATACGAACTCATCTGGATTTGTAGTAGACGGGCAGTTTCACATGTCCACTGGAACCGTTACGGTTGGTGGAAATACAGGCTGGACAGGAACTTTTCAATCAAGTGACGGTAGCACGGTTACAGTTACTCAAGGAATTATCACAGACGTATCTTAGGAGGCAACATGAAAGTAGCGGAATATAGGCGGGAAGTAACAGCGTCGTCGGGTTCTTATAACGAGGAGACATTCAATAACGTCGGCGGTCTGCTCCGCAATATTCTCGTTAAAGCGAACACGGCTACGACGACTTTTCAAGTAACATTAACCGACCATAAAGATATGGTCAGGAAACGCTATGGGTGGGTGGAAGGCGAGTTGATTGACGACACCATAGCAATTCCAATAACTGGTTCATACACCATCGGGATAGTGAATGCGAGCGTAGATGATACTTTCAAAATTGTTTTCGGTGTCCAAGAGAGCTAAAAAGCTCAAGTACGAGCAAGGGTTTGAAGACGGGTTTCAGGCTGGGTTTAACAAGGCTTGGGATATGGGTCTCCCCTACATGCAAGACGGGTTTAATAAGATTAAGGAACGTATTGAAAACGACTCAAAAATGCAGGTCTTAAAGGACTTGCAACCAGTTCTAAGGGGGAAAGATGGGACTCACACAAAGTAGGGGCACTTATTCATTAGGGAGTATCGGGTCAACGGTAGTCTTGAACGTTGGGGCAACCACAATCGCTTACACGATTGGAAGCGGGAAGGTTTCAGTCGAGGTGACGAACGTCGGCGACTCCGCTATTTGGTACGGGGACTCGACCCTTGTCGCAAACTCTGGGGGATTCTTAGCCGTTCATTCCTCTAAATACTGGGACAACGTCGCTGACGATTTTACGATGTATTTCGTGTGTCCCGCTGCTTCCGCAATAGCGGTTCACGAATACGAGGGGAGATAACCATGGGACAGTATTTAACTAATATCGGTGAAGTCAACACAGCGAGCGTGACGGTTGTCGCCTCGATGGGTGCGTTGGCGGATGTCAACGTTATTAACTCAGCGGGCTGGGAAGTCATCGTTACTAACACGGCGACCCAGACTGAGCTCCTGGCTGGCACAGCCTTGGTCGGCACTATTAACACCGTCGCTATCGGCGGTGCGGATGCCGTGGATATTCTTAACTCCGCAGGTTGGGTGGTCAGCTTACTGAATACCGCTAACTGGCTCGTTTCGGTGGAGAACACCGCAAACGTCGTGGTGGTCGGTACTATCGCTGTCGGCAGTAACCAATACATCGTTAACTCCGCTGGATGGGTCGTGTCGGCGAGTGCTACGATTATGAACTCGTCTAACCTTCAGACGATTGTTACGAACACCGTGAATGCTTTAGACATCATCAACTCTGCTGGGTGGGTCGTCAGTGTGGCGAATACATCTCTAGTTACAAGTATTGTAAACTCCGCTGGGTGGATAGTAAATGTCGCTAACACGGGCGGTCTTTACACGCTTCTAAACACCGCAGGATGGGTGGTTTCAGTCGCTAACACGCAGACTGCGATTAATGTCATTAACACCGCTGGGCTTGTTGTTAGCGTTTCTAACACGGGTGGAACGGTCGCAGTGTCTAATACCTCTCCGCTGGTTAAGAACACGATTGAGACTGACCAGATGAGCAGTTCGGGGACTGTCACTTATCCGAACTTCCTCCCGATTAGTCTTGCGACGACTGAGTATATCGTCCCAGCGTCCGCCAACAAAGTCATACGAGTTCTCGGCTTTGAGATGATGGCTGCGGTTGCGAACCAAGTTAACTTTCAAACAGGCACCGCTGGTGCCGACCTCACTGGAGTCCACTACCTCGCTGCCTCTGGCGGTCTGGTCTGTGGTTATCAGCCTACTGGATGGTTCCAGACGGCTGCTGGTGATGGATTAGTCTTAGAACTCGCTGTCGCTGGAAACATCGGCGGTAGCATTTCATATTTGGTGCTATAAGAATGAGTAAAACGGTTCCGTTTAGACCAGACGATATTACTGAGCTAACTGGAAGTCTTGTCGGATATTGGAAGTTTGATGGGGACGGGACTGACAGCTCCGCCTCTGGATATGATTTAACGAACGTTGGAACCGCAACTTTTACCTCAAACACTTACTGGAAAGAGGGTGAACAGTCAACACATTTAGACAAGACTTTGAACCAAGACTGGGAAATAGCAAACTCATCTGGCCTTGCTCTTGCCTACGGTGGCAATAAGTCAGTAGCCTGTTGGTTCAGAATGACTAATGGTGCTGCTGGTAATACTATCATGCAGAACCAAAATAATGTTGGTGGTGGATTCTTAATACACACCTACGCTGCTAAACCTGGAGACGTTCGTGTTTATGTCAACTGGGCACAGAGACTATTGACAACAGGTGCCCCAATTCAGGTAGGAAAGTGGAACCATATAGCTTGCGTCATTAACCAGGAAGACAGCTCGACCACTCTGTACATTAATGGAAATATTGAGGCGACGGCGACTGGTGCAAAAATGACATCATCCGCCCACAAATTTGCTATCGGAGATTATTACACAACCGATGGCGATTTTAAGGATTGTGCCGTATGGAACACAACTCTAAACTCACTACAAATAAAATCCCTCGCTCTCGGTCTTGACTTAGAAGGTGGGGATGCGTATAGGCCGTCGGATGTATCGACAGCACCAACCCATTACTGGACACTCAACGAAACTTCTGGGAATAGATTAGAAAACACTTCAGTCACTGGAAGTTCGTTTACATTGGGTGAATCTGGCGGAACCGTCGCTTCTACAGGTGGCTATATCGAGGCAGTTGCAGCCGACTTTGAAGCTGGAGATACTGAGTTTTTGCAAAGCGACACGGTTGGTTCAGACTTTGCATTTGGAACTAGCGATTTTTCAATTTCTAGTTGGTTTAAAATAGAAACCGCAGGGACAGACAGAAGGTTTCTTTCTTTCTATAAAGATGGTTCAAACTACTGGAATTTTGGTTACGATAACGGAACTGGAGAGTTGAGATTTATTTCAGAAGGTGGTGCTGGAGGAGCGATTACTAACGTAGATTTTGCGTGGACTCCAGTAACGGCTGTTTGGTATCACTTAGCATTAGTTCGAAGTTCAACAACCTGGACTCTTTATCTTGACGGAAATCAATTAGGCTCTCAAATTTCACAATCAAATGGCGTTTATGGCGACTCAACAACGCCTCTAATTATTGGAAAACATGTATCATCTAGTTATTGGGATGGAGCAATTTCAGATTTAGCGATTTGGAACGGATACGCTCTCACGGCAGACGAAGTCAAATCCCTCGCCACAGGTCTTCCAATCCAACAGCAGGGACTTTTTACTTATTGGCAATTAGACGAGGCTACTGGAGCAGATAGGATAGACCAAATTTCAGCGAAGACCTTGACTGATTCAAATGTTGTTACTCAGACTGGTGGCGTTGTAGATGAGGCTGCTTATTTTACACGGAGTAGTTCTCAGACATTAGTAAGAGCACAAGACACTGACTTCGATTTTGGGTCTGAAGGCTTCACATTTATGACATGGTATAAACCAAAAAATGTCGGTGCTCCAAGTGGGGTATTTTCTGGTTTTTTATCTAAGTATAACGCAACCGTTGGCTGGATTTGGACTTTAAACGCTTATTGGAGCAACTTTTCATTATATGGTGCTGGAGGTTCCGTCTCTACTGGTAATAGTGCCTTCACCCCAAAGCCAAGCGACACTTGGCAGTGGGGTGCTTTAACTAACGACGGTGCAAAAGTTAAGTTTTATTATGAATCCTATGTAGTTGGTGCAGCAGCAGGATATACTTCCGCTGCGAATTATAATGGAGCAAATTATAATCTTAGAATGGGGGCTTACGACGCTAATTATTTTGACGGAGGCTTTGATGAATTTATAATTGCAAAAAGATGGTTTCGTGAAGAAGAAATCAAGTCGGTCTACCTCCTCGGTTTAAACGGTATGGAAGCAACGAGCGGTGGCGGAGCAGGACCGACTCCTCCCCCAGGCGATATCGACGTCGGCGTTTCAGCACTAACACTACTAGGATGCGGGTGGGGCTAATGGCAGAGGTCAACGGAACAGGAAAATGGCAACTAGCGTTTTGGGTTGTGACAGTAATCTGCGGTATCGGGTTACTCACTTTAACAACGAACGTTGTTGCTAACGACCGTATCCGTCAAGAGGAGGATACCAGGATTGAGTCTCAGATGGCTCACCTGATTGATGTCAGCAACAATCGTTTCATTCACATCATGGGCGACCTTCGGGAGATTAAAGCAAAGATGGGCATACGAACGGTGGACTACAGTGGGATTGTCAATACTAGAACGTAAATGTTTGCACTCACTAGTCGCCATTGAAGGACTTATACATATGATAGAAATGAAAGAAAATATTGATGATGCGTTAATGCTCACGAGGGAACTTCTGGACGATGCACAGCAGGAGGCAAGTAAGCGTGATGAGCATTGG